ACGAAATAGATTGGTTGGTGTCTTGTGATAAAAGAAATAATTACATTACTAATCTTGCTCTTAACTGTAAAGGAAACACTTTAATACTTTACCAATACGTTAAAAAGCACGGAATCCCTTTATACGAAAAACTAAATAGATTAGAGAAGAAGTATAATAAAAAAATATATTTAATCTCTGGTGATACAATTGTTTCTGATAGAGAACAAGTAAGAGATATTGCAGCAGATACAAATAATTGTGTTATAGTTGCGAGTTATGGAACTTTCAGTACAGGTGTGAATATACCGAGTATTGAAAACATTATATTAGCCAGTCCGATTAAGAGTAAAATACTTAATTTGCAAAGTATTGGGAGAGGATTGAGATTAAATAAGAATAAAACTACTTGTAATTTGTTTGATATTGCAGATGATTTATCTTATAAGAAATGGAAAAACCATACTTATAGACATTTGTTATCAAGAATGCAAACTTATGACGAAGAAAAATTTAACTATTCATTAGTAGAGGTAAAATTAGATGCATCCAACATCAACACCACCGAGAGTAATAAAATCGAGTGAAGATTTTGTCATTGTAAGATTGTCTACAGGCGAATCAATATTAGCGATTCGTTTGAAAGAAGACGAAAAAGAAATTACTATTGAATACCCATTTGCACTTAAAAATTACCCAAGAATTACAAAACAAGGTGGAATTATAGAACAAGTGACTGCAGGACCATATTGTAGTTTCGCCGAAAATAGAGTTTTTACATTCCCGAAGAAAGACGTTTTTTTCGTTAAGAAACTGCATTCTTTCGCAGTACCATTCTTTATGTCATTATACAATCAACACGAAAGATTGGTTTCAATAGGATCTTATAACGACTTGATGGATAGATTTATGGACAAACAAGAAATGGCTGATTTGAGACATGACGAACAATTTCCAGATCCAAACGCAGAAGAATATACAAGTAATTATGATAGTGAAACCGAAGAAATGACTGCAGAAGAGTTGGATGATATAAGAGAAATATATAATCAGATTAAGAGTAAAGAAAAGAAAGTAATCCATTAATATTTAAATATTAAAGTATTTCAAAACCCCACAGGTGTTATTATAATATGAAAAAAATTGAAAGTAAAGTTCTAAATAACAGTATGCTTAAATATTTAAAAAAATTGCAAATATTAATCAAACAAGTTCCAGAGTGGGGAATACTTCTTAATGCTTGGGTCAACTTATCTATTATACCATTACTCGTGTTTACGAATGCTTGGAAATCACTCGGAACACTTGTGCTTGCATTTAAAGTATGTGCTCCTCTATTCATAGCACTTGGTGCTATTAATGGACTTATTTTATTTTTATATTACTTAGAAGATGAAATAGATTAAAACCACTTTACTTACAATATATTTTAGAGTATAATTGTGGTCTATTTACTCTTTAATATTTAAATCCTTTATTATGAATAAAAAAACTAAAGAAACAAAAATACATTATGTCAATAATGCTGAATTTCTTAAAGCATTAATTCAATGGAAAAAAGATTGTGTTGACGCAGAAGATAGTGGAGAAGAACATCCACCAAGAATTCCCAATTACATAGGTGAATGTATTTTAAAAATAGCAACACGTCTTTCTACAAGACCGAATTTTAATAATTATACATATCGCGATGATATGATATTAGATGGTATTGAAAATTGTATTCAATATCTTCACAACTTTGATCCAACCAAATCTAAAAATCCTTTTGCTTATTTTACTCAAATCATATACTACGCATTCTTAAGACGTATTATGAAAGAAAGAAAACAAGCTTATATTAAAACTAAAATTCTTACTTCTCTACCACCTACTTTTTTTCAAGAACTTGGTATGAGTGATGATGAAATATCAGAGTCAGAAAGAAACTTTGATAAATTTATTGGTAAGATGAGCCAAGCAATAGAAAGTCAAAATAACTTTGATGAATGGCTAGTTAAAAAGTCTGTTGCTCGAAAAATAAAAAATAATATTGAAACGATTGATTTAGATAATGACAAAGATAGCGATTATAACTGATACACACTTTGGTGTTCGTAATGACATTAGTCACTTTTTAGAATCTCAAAATAAGTTTTTTGATACAACTTTTTTTCCTAAAATAGATGAACTAAAAATAGATACATTACTACACTTGGGCGATATATTCGATAGACGTAAATATATAAATTACTATACATTAAAACAGAGTAAATCTTTTTTCTTTGATAAGTTAAAAGAAAGAAACATTACTATGTATGTTGTAATTGGTAATCACGACACATACTTTCGAAACACAAATGAGATTAATAGCATATCTCTACTCTTAACTGAATATCCAAATATAAAAATTCTATACGAACCACAAACAATCCAAATAAAAGAAACATTATTCTGTAATATTCCATGGATATGCGAAGACAATAGAGATAAATGTTGGGAAGAAATTAAAAATACAAAAGCAGAAGTTTGTATTGGTCATTTCGATATTCAAGGATTTGAAATGCATACTGGTGCACCATCAAAAGATGGAATACCAAAAGATAAGTTTATGAAATTTGATTTACTTATGTCAGGTCATTTTCACCATCGTTCGCAACACGATAATATTACTTATTTGGGTGCACCATATGAAATGACTTGGTCTGATTATAATGACAAAAAAGGTTTTCATATATTTGATACAGCAACTCGTAAATTAGAATTTATACAAAATCCAAATACTATGTTCTTAAAAGTAGAATATGATGAATCTTATTTTGCTGAGAATCCACCAAATTTTGAAGATTATAGAAACAAATATATAAAAGTAATTATAACAAATCGTAAAAATTTATTAAAGTTTGATACATTTATAAAGAATCTACATAATCATAATCCATATGACGTTAAAATACTTGAAACGTTTGTTGACTTTTCATCTGCTAACGTATCTGATGAAATTAACGTAGAAGATACCATTAGCATATTAAATGGTTATGTTGATACAATCTCAACTAGTATTGAAAAAAATAAACTTAAATTATATCTAAACTCGTTGCATGCTGAAGCGATTGCGAGCGAGACTATTGCTAAAGAATGATAATATTTCATAAATTGAAATGGCGTAATTTCCTCTCAACAGGTAATGTTTGGTGCGAAATACAATTAAATAAAACACGAAGTACAATCGTGGTAGGAAAAAATGGTGATGGTAAATCTACCATGCTTGATGCTCTTACCTTTGTTTTATTCGGCGAACCATTCAGACAAGTAAAGAAAAACCAATTAATTAACTCAATTAATGGTAAAAATGCTGAAGTAGAAATTGAATTTTCTTCTGGAACAAATACCTATAAAATAAGAAGAGGAATTAAACCTAATATATTTGAATATTATGAAAATGGAGTATTACAAAATCAATCAGCAGCAATTAGTGATTGTCAAAAGAAAATAGAAGAACAAATACTTAAAATTAATTATAGAACATTCTGTCAAGTTTGCATTTTAGGATCTGCTTCTTATATTCCTTTTATGCAACTACCTACTAATCAACGTAGATTGGTAATTGAAGATATTTTAGATATAGGTATCTTTAGTAAAATGAATGATATACTTAAAATAAGAGCAGTTGATACTAAATTAGCATTAGTCGATGTAAATAAAGATATAGAAATAGCTAAATCAAATATACAAGCTCAAAAAACTATACTTGAAAATTTATCAGTATCTAAACAAGAAAATATAGTTAAGATAGATGAAAAAATAGAAAAGTATAAAGAAGATATAAAAGAGATACAAAATAAAATATTTGTATTAAATAAAAGAATTTCAGAAATTGATAATTTAACTACTGATTCAGTAGATATATTTGATCGTATAGACAAAGCAAGAAAACTAATCGCAATAAATGAAAGTCGCATTGCTGAGATACAAGAAAAAATAATGTTCTTTAATGAAAATGAAAATTGTCCTACATGTGAGTCTCCTATACAGCATAAGCAACATGCGTTAAGTAAATTAGAAAAAGAAAAAGAAGATATAAAATCTAGACTTTCTAAGATGCTAGAAGCTTTAACGACAGGAGAAACTAGAGCAAGAGAGATAAAAACATTATTTAATGAAAAAATAGAAATTAATAACGAAATATCTAACTTAAACACCAGTGTAAAATTTACTGAAACTAATATTGAAAATAGTATAAATGAGAAAAAAGAATTATCAGATACTAATCGAGATACAAGCAAATATAAAGATAAAATTAAAGAACTAGCAGAACAAGCATTAGTTAATGTTGATAAAAAGAATAATTTAATGCAGGTTATAGAACTAGAAAATACTTCTAAATTACTTCTACAAGATTCAGGTGTTAAAACTGCAATCATTCGAAAGTATTTACCTGTAATGAATAAATTGATTAATAAATATTTACAAGCAATGGACTTTTATGTTCATTTTGAATTAGATGAGAACTTCACTGAGACGATACGTTCAAGGCATAGAGATGAATTCACTTATGATAGTTTTTCAGAGGGTGAAAAGATGCGTATCGACTTAGCTATATTGTTTACATGGCGACATATAGCAAAAATGAAGAACAGTATTAATACATCTTTATTAGTACTGGATGAAATATTTGACTCATCTTTAGATGCATCAGGTGTAGACTACTTCTTAAACCTAATTTCGCAACTAGATTCTCAAGTCAATGTTTTCGTAATTAGTCATAAGGGTGATACTCTAATTGAAAAATTTATGAGTACAATTAAATTTGAGAAGAAAAATGACTTCTCTACAATCGTAAATGCATAAACTATGAGAAAAAGAAAAAAACAAAAAATAGAAATAAATCCTTTCACTGGAAAACCAAGTAAGCAACCAAAACGTGAAGGAGTATCAACACAAACAAATGACGTTGATAGAAAAGATGAATCTAAAACTGTTCTTAGAGATAAACAACATCATTTATATTTCAAATTAAGATTGATTGAAAACTGGATATACGAAAAGAAAAATCGTAAGTTTTTAATGGATTCTGAACCAAATATAAAAGATTTAGAATTAAAACGTCATAACATGAAACATGAATATGATCGTGTGTCTAAATTATTAAAGGAAAATAACTAATGAGCGATGTAAAAGAAGTTATATGGGATTCAGTGGATGAAAATGGTAATCCAATAAATCCAAGACTAGCCACACCAGAAGAAATAGAAGCAAAAAAGAAATCAAAAGGAATCCCTATTATAGAAGAATCTTTTGATAAACGTGTTTTAAAACCAGAACCAACAAAAGTAGAAGTTGAAAAATTAACAAGTAGTGTTGATGGAAAAGAAATTATAACACCAGTAAGAACTACTGATGGTTTAATACCTTGGAACGATCCACGTTTAAAAACTCCACCAAAAGAATGGGACTTTAAAAAACCAGTAGAAGAATCAGCACAATTAGGTTTACTATTAATAAAAGTAGCACAAAAATTAAATGGTGCTGGTCTTTCAGCTAATCAATTAGGAATAGACGCAAAGGTGTTCGCAATTACAGTAATTGAAAATTATCAGTATGCTGCGTTTAATCCAGTAATACTAGAATCATCAGAGGAAACTGAATTGATGGAAGAGGGATGTTTATCTCGTCCAGGATTATGGTTAAAAGTATCAAGACCAAAAAAGATTAAAGTTAAATATTTTACATTTAAAGGCGAAGAAGTAATTAACGAACTAGATGGATTCCATTCAAGAGTATTTCAACACGAATACGATCATATGCTAGGAATAGATTTCACTCAAAGAGTTGGTAAGTTGAAATTAGATATGGCTTTAAAAAAACTTCATAAACAATTAATAAAAGCAGCAACTACTCAACAACTTGAGTATGAAGCAAAAATAAGACCTAAATTAAGGATTCCTGATTAATTTACTTGCAAGAAAAAATATAGTATAATATACTTCTAAACAACTTAAAAAAGGTATTTTTATTATGGACTCAAGATTTGATCATATCAATTCCCTTCAAAAACAAAAACAAGCATTCGAACACCAATTAAGAGTACAAAAAGAAAGAGACGCGATGTATGCTGAATTATCTCGTATTGGCATTATATTTGGTGTAGGTTTTGCAGCAGGATTATTATTCAATGTTATATTCTTTTAAATCACATAACGAATTAAATAAAAATTTGACTGATTACATTTCAACAGTCACTGATAAAAAAGACATTTCTAAAATACCGATCGAATCGATTAATGATTTTTTAAATGGTTTAGAGTCATTTTTAGAGGAATCAGCAAGTAATTAAGGCGAAATTAAGGCGAGATTAAAATAAGTCATTGATTTATATACCTTTTTAATTTTCTCCTAATTATATACTTTTAGATCGAAATATAGTAGAATATACGTATATATTATGAATAAAAAAGATTTATTAGCGAAACTACTTTCTACTGAAAATATAACTGTTTTAAGACAGCCTGTTGCAACTGCATCGTTTAATATAGAAAACAGAGTTCTTACTCTTCCTGTTTGGAAGAACCTTTCCGAAAATATTGAAAATATGTTAATAGCCCATGAAGTGGGACATGCTCTTTACACTCCATTTAGAGATAAGGAAACAATAGAATTTCTTGATAATAAATTATTGCATTCTTGGGCGAATGTAATTGAAGATGTTAGAATTGAAAAGAAAATTCAAAATGAATATCCAGGACTGAAAAAAGATTTTACTTCAGCTTATAAAGAACTAATCGACAGAAACTTTTTTGGTGTTAAAGGTAGAGACCTATCAAAAGAACAATTTATTAATAAAGCAAATTTATTTTATAAAGCTGGTTATAACTGTGGTGTTAAATTTACAGCAGAAGAATATGGCTACATTAAAGAAATGGATAAATGTGAAACGTTTGATGATGTTATGGTATTAGCAAGAAAACTTACTGCTTATTCTATTGCTAAAAATGAATTAGAAAAACAAGCTTTAGAAAAACTTGCTGCACTATACTTAGGCAAAGGTGATGACAATGAACAAGGTGATCAACTTAAAGAATCTTTTAAAGATTTGATTATGGATGAAATAGAAGATGGAATGAATGGTACTGAATCTGTAGCAAAACCAAATGTTTCTGAAAATGATGTTTTAAACACAGTTCAAGATAATTTTGATAAAATGTTATCAAAACATACAAGCAATAATGAATTTGTTATAATCGATTATACTCCAAAATTTGTAGGATTTGATCCTTATGTACCATATACAAAATATATGGCAGATGTAGATAATTGGTTAGCGATTAGAAAAAACCAAGAAGATATAGAATTATCTAAAGCAAGAGGTCAATATGGTGCAAACTTTCAACCATGGGACACTACAGAAGATAAAATAAGAATAGCAAGTAGCGAATTTAAAACATATTTACAAGAAACTAAAAAAGAAGTAAATTATTTGCTTAAAGAATTTGAAATGAGAAAGTCAGCAAATCAGTATTATAAAACAAAAGAACATAAAACTGGTGTAATTGATATTAGAAAACTAGCATCTTATAAAATTAAAGAAGAAATATTTAAAACTATTCAATCATTACCAAAAGGCAAAAATCATGGTATGGTTATGTTAATGGACTGGTCTGGAAGTATGTCTAGTGTATTAAAAGATGTTATTAAACAAGTTTATTTAATGACTAGTTTTTGTAAAATAGCAAATATACCATTTACTGTTCTTGCATTTACTAATGGTATATCTGACTCTAATCCTGAAAAAGCAGCAGTTGAAGCTTTAAAAGATAAAATTATGGGACCAAGATATATTTCTTATGATGATAATCTATCACCAGAAGAGAATAGAGCGAAAAAAGCAATGACTGTAAAAGAATTAGATATTGAAATGTTTAGAGTTGTTGAAATTTTATCTCATAAAATGAGCAAAGATGAATATAATAAAATGGGTGCTTTATTATTCTCCGAAGTATATAAAAACGTATCTAATTATAAGTTAGCATCTACACCTTTAAATGAATCTTTATTGTATATGCTTGATTTTCTGCCAAAATTTAAAAAAATGAATAATGTTCAAAAACTTTCTTTTATTGTATTAACAGATGGCGAAGGACATTCTCTTGCTCCAAGACGTTTCGAATCTTACAGTTCATATAGTAGAGATGGTAAATCTATAACAAAACATTTATTTCTTAGAAAAAATAATAAAGACTATGAATTTAAAGCATATATGCAAACTGGCGCAGCAATTCAAATGATAAAAGATCAAGATCCAAATACAACTTGTCTTGCGTTTTCTTTACTAAGAAATAATAGAAGACATATAAGCAATACATTATCACACATATCTTGTTATTCAAATGGTGGTGAGTATAAATCTGCTGACGAGTCTGCTGTGATTAAAATAGCAAAAGATTTTAAAGAACTAGGTGCTTCTGCCTTAACAAAAATTAATGCTTATGATGAATATTATTTAATTCCAATAGAAAATGTTAAACCTGAATCTTTAAATATCGCTAATGATTTAAATTCTTTAACAGAGAAAACAGCAAGTCAAATAGCAAAATCATTTACTAAGCTTTTAAAACAAAATAGAAATAGTAGATTCTTATTAACTTCTTTTGCGAAACAGGTAGCATAATGGCTGAAACAATATCATTAAAAGATAAAATTATAGAATTAAGATCTAAAATACTTATACATTCTTATATGTATTGGTACAAAGATAATCCTCTAGTGTCTGATGTTTTATTTGATGCTTGGAAAAAACAATTAGTTGAATATCAAAATGAGCATAAACAAAAATTTCCTAATGAAAGAATAGAATTTTTTGAAACTGCATTTATTAATTGGGATGGTAAGAACTCAAAGGGACTGCCTTTATTTGACGAATGGATTACGAACAGAGTTGAAATGTTAGATAAGTATAAAAATGCAACTCCATACTTTAATATTTAAATTTATGATATTATTATCTCTATCAGGTTGTTTTGGTTCAACAATATTTACACTTGGTGAATTTAAAATAACTACTGGGGATGTAATGACTAAAATCGTTAAAATTATACCGAAAAACGATGAAAATCTAGAAGACTATGAAAATAAAAAATTATAATTCGGCTAAGTCATTGAAATATAATACTTTTTTATTTTCCACAAGTATATACTTTTTCAACGATTTATGGTATAATATACGTATAAACTAACTAAAAAAAAGGCAAATATATGATGAATGATGTGAATATAAAAAAGTTTGTAGAATCTCTACATAAATCTTATTCCAATGATGAGAATAAATTTAATTGGAAACAAATTGTTAAGGTTTTTAAAACTACTAAATTTGATAATAAATCAGAAGTTTACAACTGGGTGAAAGCACAAAAAAGTGGAAGAGGATCTTATATTATCCCTCTTTCAAGTGTTTCTTCTTCAGTGACAAATAATGTTGTCAAAGTTGATACTGTAAAATCTGAATCTACAAATTTAGATGCAAAGTCTTTAATTCCAATTAGAGATAGTAATTATGTTCCATTCGGAAACTATAAAGATCTTGAAACTATCATAACGTCAAGACAATTTTATCCAACATTTGTGACTGGACCGACTGGTAATGGTAAATCTACATCAATCGAACAAATATGCGCAAAGCATAAAATTTCTTTGATTAGAGTAAACTTAAACAGTTTGACAGACGAAGATCAATTAATTGGTACTAAAACACTCGTTGATGGAAATATTCAAATAGTTGAAGGACCAGTTGTTATTGCAATGAGATTAGGAATACCATTGTTGCTTGATGAAATCGATGCTGGTGGTGCTAATACTCTATTATGTTTACAACCAATCCTAGAGGGCAAGCCATTTTACTTTAAATTAAAGAATGAGATTATCGTTCCTAAATTTGGTTTCAATATATTCGCTACAGCGAATACCAAAGGCAAGGGTTCAGAAGATGGAAGATATATTGGTACGAATGTTTTGAATGAAGCATTTCTTGAAAGATTTGCTGTGACATTCCAACAAGAATATCCATCTCCAGTGATTGAATTAAAAATTGTTAAAAATCTGATGGATTCTTATAAGTGTAAGAATGATAAATTCGCTCAGACTCTTGTTAAGTGGGCTGATGTAATTAGAAAAACAAATGAATCAGGTGGTGTTGATGAAACAATTACTACTAGAAGATTGGTGCATATTGTAAGAGCATACTCAGTATTTAAAGATATTGATAAATCTATAAAGTTATGTACAAATAGATTTGATGAAGCAACAAGACTTGCTTTTATTGATTTGTTTGACAAAGTATCAAATAACAAAGAAACTTCGGCTCCGAAACCATCAGAGTCTGAAGTTGCGAGTGCTGTAGTTAATCAACCACAAACAGTGACTGCTTAATGCTGACTTGGAACTCACTAACTAAATCACAAAAACGTTGGGTAGAACACGTTTCAAAAGTTCTACCCGAATGTTTATCTAAAGGGTACATTACAGCAACACAATGTTATGATTCTTTTAAAGAATTAGAAAAACAAAGAGTATCAGGTGCTCCTAAGATTGGATATCCTAATTGGCTGTTTAAACTTAATAAAATTAAAAGAGGAATATATTTGTTTCCAGCAGAGGGAGTGACAGTACAAAAAGCATCTCAATCTTTAATTGGGAAAGCTGAACCGATTATTATTTCAAGTAGAGTGCCAGAAGAAGACAAATCGTTTATAAATGATTTAAAAGCTTTTGGTATAGATATAAAAGTTTCTTAATGGGGGTTATTGTTAGTTGATTGTAAAGTGGGAGTCCCATATAAGAGATGTTTTCATTTTCTCCCACTTTACTTACAATAAAAAATATAATATAATAGTGATATGATAACATATGATAATGCTTCTAAAGCCCAAAGAAAATGGGTTGATGCAATAATTACAATTTTTCCAAATCTTGAAAAAACTGGAGTAATTTCAGCAGCAGAATGTTATTCTGCTCATATGAATTTGTTAAAAAATCGTAAAGCTGATTCAGATAAAATTGGTTATCCAAATTGGTTATTTAAAACTAATAAAATAAGTCCAGGAGTTTATTTTTTTCCTGCAAAAGGATTAAATCCTGAAAGTATAGTTAAAACAACTCCTGTAGGAGATTCTACTGTAAGAGCAGAAGTATCAAAGACAGAGGAAGATAAACAATTTTTTAAAGACGTATTAACTAATGTATAAATTTAACGAAGATAAACTAATTAAAGAATTAAAAGAATATATTGACCAAACATACAAAGGTCATTATTCTAAAAAGAAATTTCAATCAACAGAGTTCATCGTTGATTGCGGTCATGGTCTAGGATTTACTCTAGGCAATGTTTTAAAATATGCTCAAAGGTATGGACATAAAGATGGACAAAATCGTAAAGATCTTTTAAAGATTTTACACTATGCTCTTCTTGCTTTGTATATACACGATCAAGGAGAAAAACTTAATAATGAAAAGGAGTGAGAATGAAACTAAGTAAAGAAACACTTGCGATTATGAAAAACTTCGCAGGAATTAATGCCAATCTAATGTTAAAGAATGGTAATAAAATATCAACAATATCACCAGCAAAAAGTGTAATGGCTGTAGCACAAATTTCTGAGAACTTGCCAATTAATGGTTCTGGAAACTTTGGTATATATGAATTAAATGATTTTTTATCAGCTTACACATTAATGGAAGATGCAGATTTAACATTCGGTGATAATTTTTGTTTAATTTCTAAAGGTTCACAAAAAATTAAATTTTATTCAGCAGCGAATGAAATGTTAGTTATTCCATCAAAAGAAAGCTTGCCTGTTTCTGATGATGTATCTTTTAATTTAAAAGCAGCAGATTTAGATATTATTTCAAAGTCAGCAGCAGTTTTAAAAGTAAGTGATATATCAATCGTATCAAAAGATGGTAAAGTAAGTGTTGAAGTTGCTGATAAGAAAGCACAACAAGCTGCAAAATCAGGTCAATCAACAGCTAATGCTTTTAATCTAGATATTGGTACATCAGATAAAGAGTTTAAAGTGAATATGAAAGTTGAGAATTTACAAAAAATTGCTCTTACAGATTATACTGTGACAGTTGATAGCAAAAAACTATCTAAATTTTCAGCAACTAAAGGTTCGCTAGTATATTACATCGCAATCGAATCTGATTCTGTAATCGGCAAATAATTTAATGGGAGGAATACTCCCATTATACATCTATATTATATTATGATAAACACATCTGACAATCAATTTGTTTGGGTTGAAAAGTATCGTCCTCGCACTATTAATGAGTGTATTCTTCCTAAAAATTTTAAACTTACATTAAAGTCTTTCATTAAAGGAGGACAGATTCCACATTTCCTATTTTATGGTACAGCAGGAGTTGGTAAAACTACTGTCGCACGTGCATTATGTGATGAAATTGGTGCTGAGTATATAATCATAAATGGCTCAGAAGAGGGTCGTATGATTGACACTTTAAGAGTAAAGATTAAAGGATTTGCTTCAACTGTATCTTTAACTGCAGCAAAAAAAGTAATCATACTTGATGAAGCTGATTATATGACTCC